AGGAACTAACATGAACTACTATTTAATTCTTGAAATAAACAAATCATATGATGATGGTCGGGAAGAGAATATAAATGTTTATAATTTTTTGTTGGAAACAAAAGAAGAACTAAAATCTGTTAATCCCGAATGGAAAAATGTTGTCTATTCAGATTATGATACAGATGATAATTCCTACTCAGAATATGAATTTACAAAAATTTCTTCGATAGCATTTGAGGAAATGAAAAAATATTTAACTATAAGAAAGGAACTAACATGATATTTGTATGTGAAGCTAGATATAGCATTAAGGAC